GGCCCCCTTATCGGGGGCCACGGGTACTTTGTGCCGCGTGGATAACATGTCTCCACCCTGTGATGCTGAGCACCAACACGGGGTTCCATTTATCTAATCCATATAGGAGGACCATTGCCTGGGTATTATCGTTCTAGAGAGAACAAGTTAATTCCTCCCGACAGCGAGATAATCGCTGGCGGGTCGAATCTTGGCTTCTTTAAAATGACACCCAGAACCTCAGATACTGTTTGGTCCTTTAGGAACCAAACTCCCTCTGGTACTGACACATCGGATGTACAAGCTATACTCGATGCTAGCCGTATCGACTCCCTCAGGAGTCCTTTAGATACGGGTCACCCTTATTGGGTGAACCACCTTAAAATGTCTGCACCTGTTTTTATCGACAAAAGGCGTGAGCCTGATGAAGATAATAATAGAGCGACTTATAAGGGCTACGCCTACGTCGATAACGTGCCTGGTTCTTTGAACCTGCAAGTTACCGAAGAAGGCGGTCAGATTCGCCCTTTTCCAACTTTGTTGGAATTGAATAGCTTCGCACAAAATGCGATGCTGGCGACTATGCCTACCAGAACTCACGCCCAAGTAGCCACTGCACTAGGTGAATTGCTTGCCGACAGGAAACTGCCGGAGCTAATGCTTAGTATTGTGGCACATAGAGGTATCTCTAAAAAGACCCTCTCTGATGAATTTCTGAATTACCAATTTGGTATTCTCCCCTTTATTGGGGATATACAGAAAATCTGCGAGGCCGTGATTGACTCTAATAAAATCATAACTGATTTTATTAATGGGTCGGGTAAAGTGTCATATCGGCACTGGAATAATAAGGCGTCAGGTTTACCTGATGTCGAATTACTGACTAACGTCAGCCAAAACGAGAGTTATATTATCGCAACTAACAGAGGCCTAAATGGCCCTGCACGTTCGGTTTTTAGCTCTGGTATTGGTTCCTATTGGGGGGCGAAAACCTCAACACTCCAGAACGAAACCCGCCAATGGCGGTTCGCTGGAGCCTGGTCATATTTACTTTCGAAGGATTCAACCTTTGTTGGCAAGATGAACAGGTTTGAACAGCTGGCTAATAACCTGCTGGGCACTAGGATAACCCTAGATGTGTTGTGGAATCTCGCGCCGTGGTCCTGGCTAGCAGATTGGTTTCTGGATATCGGTAGATTTCTACAGATTAATTCAGCTCTCCAAAATGATAGCCTGGTTCTTCAGTTTGGTTATCTTACGTGTATAACGCGTCAGACAACCCTGAACACGTTAACGTTTAACGGTCCCGATGGCCATGCCATCGCTAACGCTAATTCGTTTAATACTTTCTTTACTTGTGAAAGGAAAGAGAGAATACGTGCAACCCCTTATGGATTCGGCCTTGATACTGCTAACCTTTCAGGTACGCAGTTGGCCATCCTGGCCGCTCTCGGCTTTAGCCGAGGGCGGTAGCATAACACGCTGTCAATAATGACAGAGTGCTCAACCGAGCGCACACTTGATGTGTGTACCTAGTAAGGACAGTGCCATGGCATTTTCAGATCCTCAGTCAGTAACAATTAATGCCGTTGCTATCTCGCTTCCGCGAGTTAGCAGCGGGACCAACTCCGGAGGATTCCAGTCTAACGACTCGAATACCCAGTTGTCGGTTTCGCATACCTATGGTAAGCGCACTCGTCGGGTCATTAAGCTGACCTCTTCGAAAATTGCTGCTGATCCACTTATCAGTTCCACGAATATTAAATATTCCATGTCCACCTATCTGGTGGTCGATACCCCGGTAACGGGGTATACGGTAACTGAAGCCAAGCAGGTCATTGATGCTCTTGTAGCATACTTGTCTGCTTCGACTGGAGCTAAGATTACTCAGCTCCTTGGTGGTGAAAACTAACAATGGACCAGGAAGTTACCCTAGGGTTCCTTCTTGGTGTCATTGCTTTGATAGTCCTTACGGGAACGATTTCCGTTCCCGTTCTAATCGCTGGCTTCTTCTCGCGAAGAAGTTTGCGAAATGGGCGTCATTAGTTTTCTCTGAACATCGTTAGATGGGGTGGTGGTTGGAGAGCCACCACCCTGCCATGGCTATGGATGTCCTAGCCCCTACATTGAGAGGAGCAGGCATGAAAAGCCTGATGCTGTTCTACCAGGAGGTTCTCACTGAAGTGGGAACCAGATGCGGCGTAAGTACCACTCATGATTATAAAACGATCATGAGTCGTATCGAAGAGGAGGGGTTTTCGTTTTTGACGATTACCCTCACTAACTTTGGAAAAGACCTCGAAAAAGGCCTGGACCAAGGTTATGTGGATCACAATCTGTTTAAGGCTTTCGCCTTTCAGAGAGGTCTCCCCCGATTATTCGGAGGTTTCCTTGATCTTATCTTCGACCGTAATTCCGGTGTGTTGCTCAACACACCTGATGAGGATTCGATCCAAGCCATTCGTCAGTTAACACTGATGTTTGGTAAGGTGAAAATGCAGTGTACTCCCGAAAGGGACTATGCTGCTCTCAAAAGGTATGTTGAGTGTGAGCAGGAAGTTAAGGATGCGGATAAATTCTTTCCTCTTTATGAGGAGGACTTTAAACGCGTTTCGTCGTTGCTTTTTTCTGGGTTGTTCACTAGATTAGACCATATGGCCTACTATGGTGAGCTTATCCCTAAGCACGGCTCGGGGGCCACAGCTGATGGACTTCACGGTAACGCGAAGTTCTATCAGTCTGATTGGCCCGTTAGGTTAGAAGAGTACTTCCCTGCTGGGGAATACCTTTTTCCTAACTGGCGTTATTACGACGCTTCCTTTATTAACTACCTCGAACCCGGATCTGAAGTACCTGTTAAGGTTACTTTAGTTCCTAAGACGCTAAAAACACCACGTGTAATTGCCGAAGAGCCGACTGCTGTACAATATGTACAGCAAGGTCTGCTTGAGGCTATCGTTGATGAGGTTTCCAAGGATTTCGTCCTTGAATCTCTGATCGGAAATAAGTATCAAGAACCCAACCAGGTTCTTGCTCTTAAGGGTTCCAGTGATGGTTCCCTGGCTACGCTAGATCTTAGCGAAGCCTCCGATCGTGTTTCTAATCAGCATGTACTTGCTCTGCTCTCTAGATGGCCCCACGTAAGTGGTGCTGTCCAAGCTTGCAGATCTAGGAAGGCTGATGTGCCTGGCTTTGGCCTTTTAAGGTTAGCCAAGTTCGCATCTATGGGTTCAGCCCTTTGCTTTCCGTTTGAGTCTATGGTCTTTGTGACCGTGGTCCTCATGGGGATTGAAAAAGAGCTCAACACTCGGTTGTCGAGGAGTGATATTAAGTCACTCATCGGCAAGGTGCGCGTCTATGGTGACGATATTATTGTCCCCACAGAATACGCTCAATCAGTTGCCGATTACCTTGAGGCTTTTGGCTTTAAGGTAAACAGGAGCAAGTCTTTCTGGACTGGGAAGTTCAGAGAGTCTTGCGGTAAGGAATACTACAACGGGTACGATGTTTCCATCGTACGAGTACGTAGTATGTTTCCTGGCAAACTGACTGATTCTCAGGAGTTAATATCTACTGTTTCTCTTCGAAACCAGCTTTATAAGGCCGGCCTCTGGAGAAGCGTTAAATATCTGGACCGCGTGATAGAGGACAAAATCCCCTTTCCCGCTGTTGGCCCGGATTCTCCTGCTCTTGGCAAATTCAGTTATTTGGGGTATGAATCCCAACGTACTGATAGATACTTACAGCTGCCCATGGTTAAGGCTGCTGTGAGTGAAGCTACCTTCCCCGCTAATGGCGTGGATGATAGATTTGCCTTGATGAAGGTTTTCTTGAAGAGGGGTGATGAGCCCCTCGCGAAAAGACACCTGATAGAATCAGGACGCCCGAATCGCGTTCGCATCAAGATTCGCTGGGTTAGGTCATACTGACCCAGTAACCCAAGGGCTGCATAGCTTAGCTATGTAGCGGTCGACTTCGACCAGAGTAGGGTATGAGCACCGACCCAAAAGGTCACTGCGATATCCGCAGGGTGTTCTTTGAACCATAACAAGGAC